TTAATAAGATTCTCTTTTTCTTGTACTTGAATCTCTTTTAAAGAAGCTAAAGCATCTTCTGCTTCTTCTTGTAATACTCCAGTATCTTCATATCGTTCTAGCTTACGAGTAATTCTTTCATCACTCCATCCGCTTTTAGATAAAAGATCTTTTACTAACATTTTTTGCAAACCTAGATTATCTTTTAAACTATCTTCTGCAATTTTCTCATAAGATTGAGAAGTTGCCCCAATGTTTAATAGATCATACATATTAACACCTGCTTCATAATTTTCTAAAAGATACTTAATCTCTTCAGGCATATTTTCTTTGTACTCTTTAACTTTGTCATTAATAGTGTCCTGCACTTTACTTAATAACCAGTCTTCTGAGTCTTCAAAATCATCATCATTAAAGTCGATTAAACCTTGATCTCTTTGGAGTTCTGCAAATACTCGAATTGGATTAAGCTCCTCTTCTTCTGTAGATTCAGTTTCGCTTGCTTCAGGTGTTTCTGAAACTTGCTCTTCTGTATCTTCTTTAGTATCTTCTCCTTTTGGTTCATCAGGGGTTTCTTCTACTTCTGTTTCTCTTTCAGGCAGCTCATCAACTTCTTGAATTTTTAACTCTGGGTTAAAAATACCAGGCTCTTCTTCTTTTTTAGTTTCTTCACCTGCAATTGTTTCTTGCTTTTCCTCTTCTTTTGGACTAGTTGTTATAGTATCTAACACACTTAAGTCCAATCCATCTAAAATATTGTCTTCTATTGCCATAGAGTTTTATTTATTAAGTGACAAAAATAATTAATTTAAGTTATTGTACAATACTTTGTCACAGCAGTAAGTACAAATTTTTTTGTATTTTATAGCTAAAATATAATTTTACAGATTATACTTTTTTGTCTGCTTTATTAATTTTAGCTCTTTCTATTTGTTCTTTAGAAGATAGTTTATCTTTTTCAAGTTGCATCTTCTCTTGAGTTTCATTAGTTTTCTGGTTAAGCTTTTCTCGCTCAAGTTGTAATTTAGCCAAATCAATATCATCTCTAATACCATTGTCATTAGCGTCACGATCCATAGCTTTACTATCTGCATTTATTAAAGCAATCTCTACTTTAGTACGATTATCATCTGCATTTCTAGCATCTTCTCTATCTTCTTTTTCAATTTCTAATTGAAGCTTTTGCTGTTCTGCTTGTTGTTGCATTTGCATTTGTTGCATTTGCAGTTCGCTTTGTTGTTGTTGTTGCGATTGTAATCTTTGTTGCGCTTCAGCTTCAGAGACTTTAAGATTTTGTCGTAAGTCTGCAAGAGAACTTGCATTATAAATTTGTACCACATCAGATAATGTCATTTTATCGTTTTGAAGAGCTGCATGCGTGAGTTGCTTAAGCGCTTCTATTGCCATATTGTCTTTAGCAGAATTAGATAAGAATAAACCATATTCAGAATTAGCAAAGTCATCTCCGTTTAATTTAAAGAATACATTTGCAAACTCGTCAGTCATGTACTGAAGTCTTTTAGTTTTACCTTTGTATACATCTTTTGCTACATTAAGTAAAGATTCCATTACTCTAACTTTCGTTTGATTATGCACCTCATACCATTTTTCTGTAATATGCGAAGATTGTACTACAGCTCTTTCTACATTACCGACTAATTCAGATGTAGATACTGCACCCATTCTTTGAGGAGTAACTCCTGCTAAATTACCTATTTTTTGTTCTGTAAATTCTAATAGTTGTATATGTTGTTGTATGTGATTACCAGTCTCCATATCTATCACTTTATTTTGTGTAGATATATTACCAGCAAGTTTACCAGTAGATTGTCCTTTTTTACCCTCATTAAAAGAGTCTACAAAACCAAACTTCATTGATTGTGCATAGTACATCCACTTTTCTATTTCCCATCCATCAGGAACTAGTGACAAATCTATAAGTGCAATTTTACCTTGGTTAGCTGCAATAGCCAACTCTAACCTGTACCATAAAGTAATGTACATATATACCCAAGGCACTAATCTGTCCATTAAAGAAACAGATTGTGAATTGTTTGCATTATAAATTGTTCCAACATATCCAGAACTACATGTAGATAAATTATCCATATGTCTGAATTGTTGAGGTCTTACTCTAATATTTAAGTAAGTAGTCTCTCCAATTTTACTTCCTTCCCAGTATTCGCTTATCCACATCCACTCAATAGATTCTCCTATAGAATCGTCTATCTTATATGTTTCACTAACTATAGCTTCTTGAGGCATTCCCAATTCATCAAAATAAGTTAGCTTACCAACTTTACGCATAGATTTCCAAACTACTTTTGTAACTCGGATATTACCATCTTGATCGTAGTGATTAAATAGATTACCTTCATCTCCATCTCTATTTTCAATAAATAGTTTTTCAGGGCTAGGATAATTCAATAAATTTTTACTTTCTATTGAACTTCTATTACCTTGCTCTTTTTCTAGTTTATCTATTTGAGCAGGAGTAAGATCTTCATAATAGTTATCTAATATACTATTAAGAGACATAAAAGTATCTTCTACTATTACATCTGCGTTATCTACAAAATCTTCGTTGTGCGGAAGTAGACAATAAAACTCTAAAGGGTTTACACGTCTAACTGTAGGTTCTTGAGCTATCTGCTCAATACAATAAATTTCTTCTCCAGCAATTAAAGCATCTTCCCATCCTTTAGCAAATTTTACTTTTAAACTTTGCTCTCTTTCAAGGAAGTTTAAAAGTTTATTTGCTACAGATTCGTTCATATCTTGAAAATCGTAATCAAAATATTTTTGAATACGTTTTAATTCTTCAGGTATATTAGCTTCTGCTTGCTGTAAAAGCTGCTGTTGTTGTTCAGGATTCTGAGGCTGTTCTTGCGATTGCATGAACTGATCCATAGATTGTTGCATTAACCCTTTAAAAAGAGATACAATCTGTCCTTTTTTCTCTTCTTCTTTAGAAGAAATTGCTTCTTCGTTTATAGATCTAACTATAACACTAAAAGCTCTTTTAGCTTCTTCGCCAAAGAGTAGATTAAATATAGGAGATACTACATCGTAGTATTGAAGAGTAGCTGGAAGTTCTGCAACTCCACCTAATCCAAGAGGATCGGTTACATACTCTAGATCTTTCTTGTCGAACTTACCATTATAAAGATCGTAGTTCCGCTTTTTCTTAAAGCGAGAACTACGTCTTGTATGATCGTAAATACCTACTAAGCCTAATCCAGCTTCGATGCATTCCTCTCCCCATTTTTGAGTCTTTTTCCTGCGACTCAATTTTTGTCTAGGAAAATCTATACGAGGCATAAGTTAGTTTTAGGATACTTCTAATATCATAAACTCTACTACAGGATTGTTAGCAGAAGATTTACATTGAATTTTTGTATTATCAGCTGAAGGATAAAAAGTAAACTCTCCTGGAGCTAATCTCATAAAAATAGCATTTCCATCATCAGCTATTATTAATTCATCAGTAGAATCAGTATTTTTTATATATACATAAGCTTTTTTTAACCCTGCCGATGAACCAGATAAAGCTTCTACGTTTAAGTCTGCATAAGCAGTACTAGTTTTCATTGTAGTTAAACCTTGTCTATTATCCCCGTCAATAGTTAACGAATTGCTTACAGTTTTAGCCAAACTAATAGTATCAAAAAGATCTGAACTACTAATACTAAATGTTGCTTTTAAATTTGCGTTTGCCATATCGTTATTATTTTAAACTGTTTGTTTTTCCATTAGAACATACTCAAGCACAGGATTACCTGTTGCTGGTTCAACATCAAGTTGATACATGTCAGATAAAGGTGCAAACAAAAATTCTCCAGGACCTAATTGTGCAAAAAAGTCATTTACTGTAGAGTCAGTTCCAAATGCTGCTCGACGTGCGCTTATTTTAATATATTCTCCTGTGGTAGTACTTAAATTATGTAAAAATACATAACATCTTTGTCCTGTTCCTGCGATTGCTTTAGTAGCAATTCCGTCTTCTGTCCCAGAACCAGTAGTATATAGTCTACCAACTAGTTGTTGATCCCCTGCGGGAGCTAGTATATCTGTTTCGGTAAAACTTAAATTTTGCTTTGCAAATAAGTCTGTGCTCGAAAGAGATAGTGTTACATTTACTGTTGCCATATTAATATTATTTTTTTAAATTCGCGAATTAAAGGACAAAAATATAAATTTTAACTTAGGTTCCAAACAATAATCTAGAAAATTAGATTTTTACTTTGTAGTTTTATAGCTAAAACTTTTTCTTATTTTTTAAAAATAATGATTTATTCCAAAAACCTTGATCATATACTGTAGAAATCTTTTTTTCTTTTTCTACTTTAATTTTTTTAACTTCTTCTAAATGATAAACAATCATCATAAATGCCATTACCCTATCAAAGTTACCTGTATCATTGTAGGCTATAAGTTCTTTTAAAAGAGCTATACTTCTAATTTTATGTAAATTTAGCAGCCCTTCGTTTTCATATGGCTCTAATAGCCACATCTTAATAAGCTCTTCCCCGTATAGTTTAAGGGGTTTCGACATATGCATTCCTTTTTGTCTTTGAACCTTACTATGCTGTATAACATCTTTTATAATTTCAGGTTGATCTGCTAAAAGATGTGTTTCATGTTTATGTTCTAAATATTGAAATAATCCTTTTCTTTCATTTTCATATAAACACTTAGCATTATAGAATCTTAAAAGACGTCTAACATTTTCATAATATTGATTTGCAGTTTCTGGTCTTGCAGTATATTCTGCTACAATACGGTTTGTAAGCTTATTAATTACAAATGTAGATCCTAAAGAAGATGTAGTAGATTCGTCATGATCATAAGGGTCAGTACCTGCAAGATACATGCCATAAGGAATATCACCATCTTTATCTTGATAAGGCATTTCATGTATAATAACACATCCAGATAAATCTTCATTACCTCTTATTGGAAAATTGTAAATAGGTTTTAGCTTTGCGTTAGGTTTCCATTTTACTTTTTTAGACTCTGTATCTATGTACAATTGTCCTATATAATCATGGTTACGTTCTTTATTAGAAACTTCTAATTCTGCTAATCTTGTAAGAAGATCTGCTACAGGAAATAAATTACCTGTTCTTGTAAGAAATACTTCTGATGGTACAAGAGGTCTATTTTGTAATTCTGCATCTAGAGCGCTTCTTGAGTTTTTACTTTCCTTAAGTTTATCTCTAAATTTATCTAAATATTCTTTTGCAGGTTGCTCTTGAGTGTTTCCATTATCATCTTTATATTGATTTAACCCTCTGTAAGCAGGAACAAAATAAGAAATTTTTCCTTTATCTTCCCACTCGTCATCAAACGAAATCATATCGTAAACATCTGGATTATAAAACATATCTCTAGCATCTACAGTACCCCCGCCTTCCATATCACCTCCTGTACCTAAATACATGCAACTTCCAAATTTGTAAGTTCCGTTTTTCATACACTCTACAGATGCTTCGTGTGATGCTTTAAGATTACTAAACATTCCAATCTCTTCTAATACCATTACAGCTGGACGGGTACCATTGGCTGCAAATGCATTATCTTTAAATGTTCTGTGCTTAATCTTAGACTTACTGCCCATTACTTTCCAAGTCCCGCCAAGTTTCTTTTTATACTCTGCAATAACTTCTTTACCAGAGTACCAGCTTCCGCCATACTGTTTAGCAAAAGGCGAAGGAAAAAACTTATTTCCAATTTCAATTCCGCCAGGTAAATTATCCAATCCAAACTGTGTCTTTTTTAATATATCTCCAGAGTATTTAGCGTCACCTGCTCCTACTACAATTTCTGTAGACGGTGGGTTCTTTATTAGTTCGGGATCATATGATTTCATTCCATCAAATACAAACTCGTGTCCTGCTACACCTCCTGCAACAGAGTATGATTTACCAAACCCACGACTACCCATCATCATAAAGTTTTTAGCTTCATTTTCCCATAAAGGTTTGCCTAAATTCTTTTTATGTGTTCTACGCATGTATTCTGCAGCAGGAACATAGTTTTCTTTTCCTGTAAATTCTCTATTGCAAGTAAACTCTTTATCATCTTCAAATCCTGAAAATCCTCTAGCTTCACACCAATTGTAAAAGAACTCCCATTCAAGATCTCTAAGAAATGGTTTACCTGGTGTTTTAGTTTTAGAGTGCGCAGTTTTATTAAGAAGGATGGTCCAAAAGTTTACATAAAAGTAAAGATTACCTGGCATCCATACTCCACCTACCCAATAGCCTTCAATACATCGTTTCTTTTCTTCTCTCCAAAACAATAAGTATTCTTCGCTAGCTGGGTGAAATTGTGGAATTTCTTTAAGTAAAAAAGCTGCTTTATTAATAATCATATTAATCCTTTCTCGGATGCGGACTCTTCGGCCCCTCCTTTTGTAGAACCTTCGTTAGTTTCTTTATCCACGAGTTTAAGAAGACGTTCATAATCCTCAAACAATTTAACATTTGTTTTAAGTAATCCTTCGATAGTATCTGCGTTATCTTCATAAGTAAGTGTATCTAAATATAATGTTTTTTCATCCATCTTTTTATTCCACACCATAAGTTGCCTTTTAGCAGGGCTAACTAAAGATCTTTCATAATAAACCATCGCCTCTTTATATTTAGCCCAATCAAACTTTTCATCTTTAAGATGATCTTTAGCAATTATATCTTTTCGAGTGGGATAAGAAATATTGGAAAATTTAGAATCAGGGTCCACTAAAAGAGCAATAGCCCACATTATCTGTGAGCTTTTGCCTTTTGATTTGCTTTTATCTTCTTTATAGATAGAAGCAAACGGGAGGGGGACTTTTAATTGAGGATGTAATTTCCAGAAGTTTACATCTGTATCAAATCCTTCTAGTATCACTATACAGGAAAATTAGTTATAGAAGAAGCTCCATTTTGTTTTACAATACCTAAAACATCATACATGTTAATTTGGAAATACTCTGTTTCCTCTACCATAACCATAAATCCTTGGCCCTTTGGTATTACAGTATCTCCAACTTTTACATTTTTAACCTCTTGGCTAACTGCTACAACTTTAGCATGCCCATCTTTTTTCTCTCTCTCTTCTTTCAACATAGACTCAGATTTAATAATCCCGCTATCTGTTTCCTTCGCCACATTTGGCATTTCCACTACAATGTGGTTTCCTAAAGGTTCGTATTTAATCATAATTTACCATTTTTTAATTGGGCAGTTCGATTGCATTGATCTTGTTTTAGCAACCAACGGACACCCGCATTTTTTACATCTGTTATTAATATTGTGTTCGCATTGTCCGCATATAGAAGCTCTAGCTTTAGCAATTTTTTCTACATGCTCATTTGGAAATACAACGTTTTTCCAACCGTTAAATATCTCACTTATTTTAGCTCCTGGACTTCTATTGTCTTCTTCGTCCTCAGTTTTTATTTTTTTTGCCATTTTTATAATATTTAAATCTATTCTTTTTTACTGCAAACATTCCAAAATGTTTTACTCTTAAAGCTTTAAACTCTCCGTTTTCTATTGACTCTTTTAATAAACCAAATTGCGATTTAATAATAAGTTCAACTTTAAACTCACTTAACCCGTGTTTCTTAGAAAGTTTTTTAATTAACTTGTCCACTCTATTTTATAAGTTATTTCAATTCCTGTATCCTTAATATTATTTACAATATTAGGATTTAGTTTTTTTTCTATAATCATTTGCTTCTTACGAAGCATTGTAATATGATTATTAAAAGAAGCTTCAGACATTCCTATTGCTTTTCTAACCATCTTTCTAACAGGCGTAGAAAAAAGTAATTTATCAATATCCTTATTACTTTTGTTCTTGTACCAAATAGATAAAAAATTAGAGAGCACTTCAATTTCTTTATCTTTAAGTTTTAATACAGGATTAAGAATTTGTAAGTAAGCTTTAAAAGATTGTGCTATATCTGCTTTGATTGGTATTATCATGCGTCAAATATAATAAAATTAATTATAATTTAACATATCTATAATTTCTTTTCTATAATCTGCACACTTTATAAGTCGATAGGTGTCATTCTTTTCGTTAAACCAAACTATAAAACAATCTCTTATTTCAAGAGATGTTTCTAATTCTATAATATATTTATATAAGGAGAGTTGTAAAGAGTATGTAGAAAATTCACACTCGTCTAGGTGGGATATAGGATCAAGCATAGAATTTTTATACTTGCTTGTGTAGTTCATTCTTTTGTTCGTTTTCCAATCAAATATAACCAACCCTTTAAGAGTAGTTGAATAGTAGAGCTGGTCAACCATACCGCATATCCCAAGCCTGCTAGAGCCAACGCACAGCTCAGAGCGAATAGGTATAAGATTTTCTTTCGATTCTTCATAGAAATTTAAAAACTGGGATTCAATTGTGTTATACGCTTCCATATCCATATCGAAGTCATATATTGTATTAGGGAGAATCTTATTATTAATGTAATTTTCAGCGAATGCGTGAAACTTACTTCCTTTATTGCATGCACGTAAACTAATTGAATCCCATTTATCTAAAATGTCTTGCAGCTGTACATTTTCTTTTTGTGCAGATCTTGCTGCCCAAAAGTCTTTCTCAAACGGTTTTTTAAATTGCCCAATGAAGGTGGTTACAGATGTAGCTTTTTTACCCCCCACGGTATATGTATGCCCCTCCTCTGTAAACACAACATCATTGAACTTGTTTAATTCTGTAAATATATCAATCTTCACGTCCTTCTCCTTCACGATATTCATAAATCGGTTCTTCTTGTGTGGTAGAATCTATAATCCAAGAATCATATAAATGGTTTTTAGATTCATCACTTCTTTGCGCTTCTTTTTCTAATTGCTCCTTGTCTGTTGGCATAATATACACATTTAATCGTTAAAAGAAAAGTGGCCAAAAGAAAACCAAATTGAAACGCCACTAACTTTTCAATTGGGAAGGTCATTGCTGGTACAACCTTCAAACATCAGACGAGGAACGCTTATCTGTTCCAACAATCGTTTCTGATTGAAGTGCTAGTTCGGTAACCCAGGATGCAAACGTAATAAAAATTTTTTACATAAAAAAAGATCCCCCTTAAAAAAGAGGGATCCAAACCAAAACAATTGAAAAATCAATCGAGAAACACACGGGCCTAATATACAATTTTATTTTTAGAAAAAAAATTTTCTGCACAAATGATAGAGTATACCACCTATTATGGAGCACCCCTGCTATTTATTGGGGGGAAAGTCCCCCATGCAAACAATTCATTAACTTTAATTTCAAGAAAGATGAAATCAAAATCATTCACTGTTTACAACGCAACGATTACCGAAAAAGGAAATACTACTCTTACCCTAAAGGGTGGCGCGAAGCCTTTCATTTTTGGCGGAATTCAACAAACCTCTGCTAAAGGAGAGTTCTGTTGGATTTCCTTCACAGGTAATGTCCTTGACTCCTATCCTATTGGGAAAGAAATCAACGACTTACCTGAGTCGGCATTCGTTGACGAAGACACAGGCGAGCTTATCTTAGGATAAGTTCTCTGTCCCTTCGTAATAAACTCTCAACCTATTCGGTTGAGAGTTTTTTAAAATGTGATGGAAGGAGAGTTACGCTAACTTTGTGTGTAATGTTGCTTACGAGTTACTATGCACACATATTACCTTATAATCTACTAACACAATAATGCAGTGCATTATAATATATAGCTAAAACAAGCGGTTGTCATTGAGACTAGCCCTTGCACATTAGGTAGTTCTAATAAGGACACTCTTGTAAAAACATCAATAACCATCCTCAGGATACATCGGTTTAGAGTGTTAACCTAATGAATTCTAATAAGTACAACTTAATAAAAGCCGTGCAATTATGTTCCTAAAGAACTATATCGGTGAATGTTGTACTTATTTAATAATGCTGAGGAGCATCTCTAGAAGATAACACAACTATGTGTTACAGAAACATTGATGCCAAGGCAACACCTAAGCAAGTGTGATAAACTGCTATTTTATAGTAATCAACTAATTAATCAATTAATCAATCAATCAAGTTATGAAGATAACACACGAGCAAGTTCAAGAAGAAATTGTAACAATGTTACAAGAGTCTAAAGCAAAATTAAGAGGTAAAATACCTCAATCAGTTAATGATTTAACTGTACGCTTAAGAAAACCATCATGGTTCAATACTCATGGTGAGAGAATAAAGAATCCATATTGGAAGAAAGCTTATTCTCGTATTGCTAACAGTCGTAGACCTAAAGCAGTAGAGAAAGTAGTTGCACCACGTGAAGAGCGTGTGCACACTAATAATAATAGTATATCTATTACATTGCCAAGCAACATGTCTGCGACAGCATTGATAGATCTTATAGCTATTATCAGAAAATCAGGGGCTAAGTGTAGCCTCTGATTATAATATTAACAACACTTTATGGGTTCGAAACCATAAAGGAGATTTAGTTCCTACAACGATTTCGTTCCAACAAGGTCGGTAGGGATATAGTTGCAGTCGCGTGCAGATTTGCCTATGAATCTATAGGTAGACGAGTCCTTAGCGGGATAATTATATTAATAGACGTCTAAAAAACAAAACTAATTGTTTAGATAGGTATGATACTAGGTATTACAAGGCACATCATTGCCTTCACTTAGTCACGATGAGGCACGTAGATGCGTGTAAGCCAAGGTACAGTAATGTATGAGGTTAGCCTGCCAAGGCCGTGAGTCGATACCGAAAGGGCAGAAGGTGTGACAACCAGTGGTAGTCTATTTAGGGGTAGTTCCCTGCTAAATCGCGTTGTTATTATATGGAAGTGTATTGGGTACCTAAATATAAATTATAGAGGTATACATGTTGACGAGAGAAATCTTACGCTGCAGGTGAGCAGGAAATTAACATAGTGGTTCGATCCCACTGCTTTCACTAATATTACAGCAAGCTATTGATTTAGCTCTAATGTACAAGGAAGACAAACATCAAACAAAAACTTCCTATCATCACAAAGGTGTATAGGTGCGCAAAGATATGTGGGTTTGTGGATACTGTAATATTTCACTTAGTAATCAATCAATTAATCAATCAAACAACAAACAATTATGGTAGCACTATGCTTATTATTGTCCTTCGGGACTATCGGAATGATGTCTTTATTATTCTTTGAATCAAGAGACAACAAAAGATTAAACAATGTACTGAATGACTACAGAGATCGTAGATATTCAGATCAAATGGTTCTTGACAAGATGGAAGAACTAATTCAGTCTCAACGTGAACATTATCGTGAGACAGTAAATGATTATAAATCTATTATCATGAAAATGACAGATAAAATAAGTAATCCTGTAGAAAAGCTTAAATCACAAGCTGCTGCAGCTAAACCTTCAATAGATCTGAAAGATTTTTCTAAAAGAATAGATAAACAATTTAACAATCTAAAGGACATGATGAGTCCTTCAGAACAAGATGTAACGAGTTAATTGTTTGCTCAATCCTGAGTCATGATATAAAACTGACTCTAACTTTAACACAACAAACCTTTATATATTAATTAATTTAAATCAATCAACAAAATGAACACAGTTCAAACAAACACAATCGTAACTAGCGATGCAAGAATCGTTAAAATTCAACCAACTCGTAATCCAAATTACGTACAATTAGTTACTCGTTCTGAAAGAAAGAAAGAGAACACAACATCACGTAGTTTTGATGCGCAAGTATTTTCTGCAGGTAATGTAGGAGAAAACATTGAAAGGTTAATAGCATATACTACAGTACATGTTGACTTTTTAGAAGCTTATGGCATTGAGCATGACCCAGTTAGTGGTGAAATACTAAATGATGATGGTTATGTAACAATGAAAGGGTTAGAAAGAATTACAGACAATGACTTATTACCTGAAGTTTTACCTGAGTGTAAAATATGGGTACATGAGACATTTGAAGCTCGTAAATCTAAAGATGGGTCTTGGACACAGAATCCAAAGATTAATCCAAGTAATCAAGCAGTTCTATGTAATCAAGGTAAACCAATTTATCTTAATCGTGAATTAACTTTTGATATGACAAAAGAAGATGTTTATATTTCGCATGATGGTACTTCACCAAATGCTGTAACATCTGATGTTTCATCACAGTTTGGAGATTTAGATGCTTAATGGATAGAGAAGCAACAATAATAGATATGGGGAACAATACGTTCTTCGTATCTATTATTCACAGTGTTGGGATTATACAATTCGTAGATGAGAGCACTGGGAAAACAGTTGTTATTCCTAATGTTTTACGTAGAGAGATAGAAGCGTACGAAAATGGTACATCAGTTGATGATGCATTTCCAACAATGACATCTCTTAACAAAAAAGCATTAGAAATCAGAATGAACGGAATAGATAACATAACTTTAAATTAAACTAAAAATGGCAACAATAACTTTAGTACTAGCAATTATAGCTAACATAATAGCAGTATTTACATTATTAATGAATATGTCTACAGAAAAGACATTAACTCATTTAGAAGATGATTTAAGAGATTGTGCTACACGCACAAGATATAACACAATTAACTTAGATACATTTAAAAATGAAGTTAGTTCACCTAAACCTAAAACTAAAAGAGGTAGGCCAAAGAAAAATGCTCCTAAGCCCCATAATTTAAATGGAAAGCAATAAAGAGTTTATAACTCGTATAGTTGTATTAATTAACGAGTTACCAGAAGATAAGAGGCGTGATTATCACACGCTTCTTTCTTTTCTTGACTTTCAGTTAAAAGGTAGAGATAATTTGTTTGTTGAGGATTTAATTAATAAACTTGCCATCCATATAACATTAAAAGTAGATTTTTATGGACAACCAAAAATTAAAAAGAACGTCATCAAAGCGATTGAAGACCACTGTGCAGCAAGTCAGTATTCTTTCAAGATTCCTGACTATAACAGAGAGCAATTGCAACAAAAGATGGGCAAGCAGAAAGATAAATACAATTTTAAAGATATTAAATAAAGATCTCAATGATAAAA